TATTGTTTCCTTCCTGCCGCATAACGGTTCTAGGATATAAATTTAAAAATAATTGGAACCCGGTAATAAATACTTATGAGTTCTGCTTACGTTCGATAGCGAGCTTTTCAGATCGCTTACGCTCCCAAGCATCAGAGGCTGTTGGAAAAGAGCCTGACCAGCCTTCTAACTTCATGGAAGGTGCGCTGATAACCTTAGCTGCTTCACGACCACATTTGCTACAAAATAGCTCCTGTACGTCAGGTTCAACTAAAGCCTCAGTGCGGTGAGAATTAGCACAAAGGAATTCAAACATTCGTAGAGCCATTACAGTTCTCCTTCAGTCTGAAGTTCTTCATACGTCTTCTCGTACAGCCCTTTCAGGCCGTATAGCCAGTTCAATATATCCATCTGTCCACGACGAAAGTCTAATGGGTGTGTTTCCGTGACAGAGGATAGAGTGTCGTAGCTATTCTTCACTCGGAGAATGTCTTCCATGAGATCTTGCCACCCTTTGGTAGCCATCATAGAAAACGCTTCTTCGTAATAATTCTGTAGTTCTTTGTCCATATTGGAGAACCTAGTAGTTAATAAGGGTGTACTGTATAGTACTTTAATGAACTTGTCAACCCCTAAGTACTACTTTATTTACATTTTATTGCATTTTGTTCTGTTTATTCATCATCTGCATAGTAGCAATGCGCTCATTAGAGGCAATATCTGCTACTTTCAGGTTAACATTCTTCTCTTTGAGCATCAAATCAGCTAATTTCAAGCGTTTCTCAAAGTCATCACCGTTATCTAGGTTAGTAGCAGCGGATTGAACCATCTTAGCTTGTAATTCAACAGGCATCATCTGAGTTTCAACTTGAATTTGCTGAGCGTTAGCAGCCTTTTCAGCTGTTTGAGCCTGTACCAGAGCCAATTGAGCCTGTGCTGTCTGCAATTGGAGCTGTTGCTGCATCATCTGAGCTTGTTGCTGCTGTGGATTAGGCTGACTCATCTTATCGAGAGCTGCGATCATCTCACCACGGTTGCTCAGAGAGCTGTTTTGGATGATACCCTTCAAGATAATAGGCAATACTGGTGTCTGTGGGCCTAGAGTCTGCAACAAACCAATGAATTGCTGTTGTTCGTACTCACGAGCCATGATGCCCAAAGTAGCTGTAGGTACAAAATTCATATCAACTGAGGGATAACGCTCAGGATCGAACTGCATGTAACGGAAAGCAGCTTTCTTGATGAAAGGCATCAGGAAGTCTTCTTGGAAGTTAGTCAAGGTACGTTTGTACTTCTTGATGATAGCTCCCATAGCAGCTGACATACCAGCACCACCAGCATCACGAGCAGCGTTGGTAACCATACCTTGAGAGTCTAGAGTACCTGTAGCTTGGAGAAGCATACGCTCGAACTCTTTAGATGTCTGGAGGTTATTACCGTCTGTGTTACCGAACTTAAATGGTTGGAGAATCTCGCTTGGGTTACCGTTAGTGAGAATAGCTTTACCGGGGCGTACTTCAAACTTAGCACCACGAGGTAGACGAGTAGCGTCAATGCCCATCATAGGAGCTGTTGTAAGGGCCAGAGAGTCCAAATGACTACGCATCTGTGCGTCAATGGCTTTCTGCATGTTGTAAGCCTTCTCGACAGTACCACGTCCTAACAAACGATTAGGGATGGTATCGTCTGGATAACAGACAATTGGACGATCCTTCATCATGTAAGGATTCTCTTCAGCCTTGAGCAATGTACTGTCGTTAACGATCACGACGATAGCTTCAACCAAGTCAGAGTAGCTGTCAGCCTCGGAGTCCTCAGGGAAGAGGTCTACAAGCTCATTACCTTCATTCTCAAGCTGTTGCAAGTACTCACGTGGGACTAGACCGTAGTAAGTAAGCAGCTTAACCTTATCGTTCTGGAACTGAGTCTCTTCCTGAGTAACTTCCAAGTCATCGGAGTCATAGAGGGGACCTACGTTAACCTTACGGTAGACACCGTCTTCGATACCTTTAACGACCTTGTGGAGAGACACGTACTTCTCAACAGCTACACCAAGGCATTCCTCAATGGATGTACCGTTAGGATCGAACAGGAAGTTCTTAGGGTTGATAGGTACGATCTTAACAGCTGTACGGTCTTTCTCTTGAACACCGATGGCTGCTTGTCCCATAACACCGGGGATAGCTTGAGTAGCTGGTACGTACTCTTTCTCATTCTTGATGATGATCTCACCGATACCTGTACCGTAGATCTCAGCCATGAGTTCAATCTGGTCAATAGACTTACGGATCTTGTCCTTAGCGAAGTCTTCCATCAACTGAACTTTGAGTCCTTCTACATCAATGTCGTTACCGTTGACGTCTTGAATGTTGTCTTCGATGTCAAAGAAGTCACCTTGACCGAAGATAGCTTCCATGATCTCAGCGTGACGAGTCTCAACAGCTTGCTGAGTAGCAGGGGAGATGATACGTGAACGCTCTGACTCACGAGTCTTATCTGATGCAGCCCATTGACCACGGAAGATACGCTCGTACTCATCCCAAAGCTCGAGGTAGTTACTGTCTCGCCAATCACGCCATGAATCACAATGGCTGACAATGAAGCTTACGAGCTCCTTGTCGGACTCAGTAGGTTCCTCGAACTGAGGTTGTTTGTTCATATTTTCCATTTATTTTAATCATTTCTATTTAAGAATTAAACTGGACTCTACACTATTTTAATACTTTTGTCAATAGTTTATTTAGTTGTATCACCAAAAGGGTCACGATACTGTAAAGGGGCTGTCCAGTTTCTAACTGTATCTTGAGCACCCTTCATAGTTTGTTTTGCTGAATCAGCAGCTTCTGATATAGCGTTCACAACAGGACTCACTATACCCGGTAAATTCTCATCTGCCCATGTATAAGTTGGAGGAGCTTCCGTCATTTGCTGAGGTGCTCCAGATTCATAACGTTTTAAATACATTTGCCACGTATCTGCCATTTCTTTGTTTTTAGGATTTTCTAATAGAAACGTAAGCTCTTGAACTTTTCGTGCATGGTTCTGTGAATCCGCACCTCTATCTGTTTTACCTTTACCGTTCCATCGCTCAATAGCTAATTGATCTCCATATTCAGCAGACTTAGCTGCCATCATAGCGTGCATCATCTTAGCGTCCCATATTTGACGATCAAAATCTGATAATGTTTTTCTTTGTTTTAAAGCCTCGTCATAAGATGGAGGTAACCCTGCTTTTTCAAGAAGTTTGTTCCATTTAGGCGTGTCGGGATATCCCCAACCACGTGTACCGCTTGCCCCTTCTACAAGTAAAGTAGGTAACATGCGTTCCGCTAAATACGGAGACATTAATTTATTTTGTCTTGCAATTTGATTTGCTGCCGCTAAAGCCTCTATGTTTGAAACGGGCATGCCTAATTCAGGCGCTAGATTTTTATCAATGTATCGCTGTTGAGGATAAAAAGGAACAACTCCTCCGTATTTTTCAGCCCATTTTGTATCTCTAGAGGCTAAAAACTGTTCTTTTGGATTTGTTGCTTGATACCATTTTTTACTGAATAAACCGTCAGCCATTGTTAATACCCCGATACAATATCTAAAGTTTCGTAATCATCATCTTCGTAGTCAGATTGGTAGCTAGTGACAGCTAACTGGTCCACATAAGACAATGAGTCAAGTAAGTCATCATGGACCCCTGCTGTAGGGAACATGCAGTACTGGTCAATGAACTCTTTCCACTCTGACTTATCTTTGTCGTTGAGTGAGATACGTCCATGTTCGAACCTACCTTGTAAAGACCAAACAACCCTATCTGTCTTCTTCTTGTTCCCGTGTGTCAGGTCTGTGATGTGACAGAAGACATTGTTCTTTCTCATCAGGTCATTGAGGTAAGGAAGCACAGCATTCTTCAAAGCTCCACGTTCGATACCTACTGCGATAGGTTGGTGTTCACGTACAGCTAAGAGAATCTTAGAGGCAGTCTCTCTGATGTCCCATCTACCGTGAATGATATCCTTAACCCACCAGTTACCGTTATCTTCTACCTTAACGATTGAGATAGCTGATTCGTCTAGTCTCTTCTTAGAAGCCCCTGCATTCTTAGCTACATCCTCAAAACCAGCTAAGTCGATAGCAATGACGTAGGAGCCATATTGAGGCTCAGGAGCGTACTTAATCCAAGTATCCTTGAAGATGTCCTGTCCTGCGTTATCGAAGCTTGAAAGGTACTCCTGACGGAAAGCGAAGGTACTTAGAGTCCTCTCAGCAGCTTCAATCTCCTTAGGATCGATAGTCTCGTTATCCTTGGTAGTGAAGTGCCAAGCACCCCATTCCTCGTCTGTACCCTCTTGTCCTAGCTTAAAGACATCGTAGAACCAGTTACGTCCGCTAGGGGTACTGATGAATAAAGCTCTACCTTTCTTATCTGATAGGGAAGCTCGAATGATCTTCTGCCATACGTCTTCTTTGATAAAGGCACACTCGTCTAAGACTACGTAGGTAAGAGACACACCCCGTAGAGAATCAGGGTTATCAGCGCCTCTAACGAGAATCTTTCTTCCGTTGACAAGTGTAATCTCCAAGTTGTTCACGTGAGCTGACTTAATAACAGGACGACCAATATCATTCAACAAGTCCCACATAATGGTTCTAGCTTGTCCTAAGGTAGGAGCTATGTACATCACAGCTGAACCTTCAGGACAGTTCAAACCTTCAATGAGCAGGGTCACTGCGGAGAGCCTAGACTTACCACAGCGACGCCCTGCAGCAACCACTTTAAACCTATGGGTATCCTTGAAGACCTCTTGTTGCCACTTCAGTAGCTCAAAGTTAAGACTAGTCATACTTGGACTCTACGTCTTGGATGTCATACGAGACATCATCTTGTACACCGTCGCTCTCAATAATAGTACTAGCTTGAGTAAGCCCTGTAATATTAATACTAATAGCAGGAGCACCACCGCCTTGTTTAACTTGTTCAAATGAAGATACCGGGACAATACGATCGACAATGAGCTTCCATGCTGCACTTTGAGCCTTGTGTTCAGGATCTAAGGCAGCATCGAAGATAGCTTCTAAGACTCTAGCTGACTTAGGGGACGTCAACATTCGCTGTTTATATTCGTCCATTATGGCTTTATCACCTGCTGGACGACCACGAAGTTCACGATTCCCTTTCTTTTTTGTAACCAGCTCAGACTTTTTAGGTCTTCCTGCTTTACGTTTGACTAACTCTTCAGACATAAGCCCATTCCTTTTTACCCGCTGTACGTTTTTTACCGTCACAACAATTCAGAATGCTTGTGCCCCAAATGCCTGTCTTACGTTCTGCTTCGTTAGCAGACAAATACGTTTCACCTGTAGTTAGACAAACAATAGGTGTATTCTTTCTTTTAGACCATAAATTAAAACAAACTTCTTTATGGGTTATGTTTTCTTTTTGTGTCATGTTTACCCTTTCTAAGGACATAGACAATACATCTACTATACGTAGACAATAAATTGACAAAGACACTATAAAGTTAGTTTTATGAACTTTAATGAAACTTAATTAAAGTAAATAAAAGTAAGTTTATAATTATAGAGTAGTAGTATTATAAATACCACACTATTGCTAATACACCTTGGTGAGCACCTTAGTCACCTCGATTGAAACTTTAAAGTCATCCAGTATAACTTCATAGAGTATTTTACAGTACTTTTTAGCTTTGTCAAGTCTTTTTTGTATTTATTTGTATCTTTTTTGTCTCCTATCTTCATAGACCTCTTGTGGACACTTTAGAGACTCAAGTGACTCTATGCAAGGCCCTTGTGTCCAGTTTAGTCTCACCTTTAATGTTGTATTTACACAATAGATCTACTTAGTCCATAACTTCCTTGATTTCATTAGACTTTTTAGTTTCTATATGTCTTTTCTTTAATACTCTTTTTTGTATGCTTTAGAGGCTCCCACAAAAGTAAACACACAAGCACTCCCCCTCCCCCCTATCAAAGTTACTCACAAGTTATCCACAGGTTACTCACATGTCTACCCTGTGCTTAAATAATAGGCATATTGCTTAAAAAGTAAGCAGTGAGGGACTATGTAGCACCTATACTGACCTACTCAGTCACTACTCAGCCACAGTTAAGACAATAAGCATACGTACTATCATGCACCACAATAGTAATAAACTATCCACAGGTTATTCATTGTAGTGCATTAATGCACCAACAAAGTGCTTACACTGCTTACAGTGTACAGTTTACATAGTACAATGTATCTTAATAGTAATACCAAAGGTTACATACAAAGCTGGCACGGTACGTGCATAGGTAAAAGTATCTTCAACTAATCTATCAAGGGTCTATCATGAAATCACAATTGCACGATACAGTTATCTATATTTTAGGGTTTATCACTATAATAGTGGTATGGCTTACCGCTTAAGATAGCACTGTCTCTAATCTCTAACTGTTCAAGGATCGAACCATGCAAAAAGTAATTCCAATTATCCCTATGTCTAAGTCTCAAGGGGCTACAGTATGCGGTAGCTTAACAGTAACTAGCAAAATGCCATGTAAAAGCTACAGTCTACCTACGGAGGCGTGCATCACTGGGTATGCTATGTCTAAGATTCAAGGGTCTATCTGTAGCCACTGCTATGCGGATAAGGGTAATTATGCACGCTACGCCAATAACATTAAGCCAGCACAATTCGCACGCCTTGATAGCATCAATAGCGAATATTGGGTTTCAGGCATGGTAGCGTTAATAGGTACTGATAAGTATTTTCGGTGGCATGATAGCGGAGATCTACAATCCGTTGATCACTTGGAGAAAATCGCTAGCGTCGCTGTTGCAACACCTGATTGTGTGCACTGGTTACCTACACGCGAATATGGGATTATCAAGGATTTTATTGCAAAGCGTGGTAAGTTACCGGATAACCTGATTGTGCGTCTATCGGCAATGTACCCTGATAAACCAGTAATTATCCCGAAATCACTGCAAGGGGTTAAAAATATAGCTATGTCTAATGTGCATACCGTCGCGCCTATAGGTAACGTATGCGTCGCACCTAAGCAAAACGGAGAATGCAAGGATTGTCGCGTTTGTTGGTCAACCGATACTGTATCGTATGCAATGCATTAATTTTATTCAAGGGGATCACTATGTCTAATAATACCGCGTGGGTTTTAGAGGGTTTAACTGTAACGGGGCTATATCTTGATAGCATACCGGTAACGGGTAAGATAACGCTATCAAGGGTTAAATATGGGGGCATTGTATCGCATCACCTACAATTAGATAAACCCGTTAACGTATACGGGGCGATGCGTGACACTGTTATTTTAGATAATCATCAAATACAATCAGTAAGGGATTAACTTATGATTAAAACAATGCTAGCAAAATATAAGGGTATATGCGCCGATAGCGGCGTTGCTATATCCGTGGGTGATGAAATCCAATATTGCACTGTAACACGTAGGGCGTGGTTAACTGAACACGGGGATTGTCGCACGTCAACGGATAATGGTAGATATATCTCTGACGTTATACGTATAGGTAAAAACGAATTTTATAGGAATAAGCAAGGGCAATGCATCGATGCGCCTTGCTGTGGGTGTTGCACTATTTAGAATGAATTGTAGAATTCTCTTATAGGGCATTGTATCTACAGTGTCTTATAGGGGCTATTTTGCCCGTTACTTATCAAGGATCGATTATGTCCAATATTCCTCCGTTGACCGCGCGTCAGAAGGCGTTGATTGTCTCAAATGTGCTCAAAGCTTGTAACGATATCGAAAAGCTTAACTCCACGGGTTACAAGTACTTGCATCTCTGCTCAGGGTTTATAGCTCATTACAATTTAGAAGGTTTCAAAGCTCATTATCGTGAGCGATCACTTAAGCGCGATATTGAGTCAAATTATCGTCAGAACCAGTGGAATAACTTCAAAGCAGGGGAAGACCATGCAGAGTATTATCACTCGAAACGTGACGTATACAATGCTATCTTGGGAGGTCTTGTAGCACGTGACGAATTAGATGCTCAGGTTTTTATGCGTGATCACTTTCAGATTATCCATGTAAGAGGCTAACATGATCAAAAATAATCGGTTTAATACATTGTCAGAAGCTCTAGAATCGGAAGGTATTTTGCACATGTGGCACGGGGATCCCATTGCCTACAATGAAACAAAAGGGATCACATTTGATGACGGTACAAAGTACGGCCATTACGTGTCGGTCTATCGTGACGAAAAGGGCCTATATGAGCGTCCGATACACTACAAAAGGGGTTAACATGTTAACAATTGCAGAATTCAATAACTTAGAACGTCGTCTATGGGGCGAGGGCAATCCTCTATGTGATGAACTGGTGTCTGCACGTGATGAATTGATGTACTTATTAGCTGAAGCTAAAAAAGTAATCGAAAAGTATTCACCTGTTATCAATGCTCATGGAGGTGATCTAGATTATTTCCGAGAATGGGATGATTTCGGAGACACTTTAGACAACATTAGCTATGACTTAGGGGTGACAGAATGACTGAATCAGAATTTGAAGATCAATTTGACAAAGGTAACCTTGATTGTGAATTTGCTATGTTCATTAGTGAAAGATATGACGCATGGTCAAAGGCTAAAATGTTATCGTATTGGGAAGATCCGGAGGTGTACTTAGAATTTAAAGATTCTATGGTAACTGTGGTAGAAAAACAACAGTATTCACTAGGTCCTGAGCCTTTTGGCGTAAATCCGTTAGATAAATTCCCTACAATTTGGAGTAAAGCACAATGACTGTATTTTTTGTTTGTTACATTGTTGATTACATAATCGCGGAGGATTTGTGGTGAATAAACAACACACTTGGCCGTTTCCGTCAAAATGTCCTCCTGACCCGTGGACGCCGGAACAACAGAAAAAGTACGCAGAGGAACAGCTAAAGAACCTTCCTGAGAGCCCTTTATAGGGCCTACAAGGTGCTTAAATCAATCAACTAAGGGCTAGGTAGCCTGAAAGGAATAAAATGCATTGTACAGCCTGTGATAAATTGTTGACCGACTATGAGGCAACCCGAAAGGATGCGCATACGTTCAAGTTTATTGACTTGTGTAAGACCTGTTTTGAAGATATTAAACCTTTTGTATCAGTCATTGATCGTAAAGACCTGATAACTGAGCAAGACTTGGACACCAGTGATTGTGACGATCTGGACACAGAGGTTTCCCTAGAAGCTGAAGACATCTATATAGACTATGTAGTAGACTCTAGAGAAGACTATGATGACCGTTAAAGTCATTAAACCTACATTAAAGTAAATACTACTTTATTGTTTACCTATTAAAGAACACTTTAAAGACATTAAAGTAAAAGGGGATAACATGAAAAAACATGAAGACACGATAACACAGCATGAAGACGACTATGTCTTGTTACAAGAAGAAGCACATTATGTCCATACAATGAATGCTTTTGTTGAATTGATTGTCTTGTACGGATGGGATAAAGTCATAGGTGACTTAAGGACTGCTATGGGAGAAAAACAATGGTAATTTCTCTCTTTGTGTTTGTCTTAACTTTAATCAAAGTGTCACTTAAGTGACAAGAAGGAGTATCAAAATGAGTGGAACTGCAACATTAACATATGATCTGTCTAAACCTGAGCAGGTCTTGGCTCATAAGTACGCTTTAAAGGGCTTAGAAGCATGTTTATTGCTCGAATCTCTCAAGGCTAGTACCCAAGGGTACACAGCGTACAAAGGGCTCTCTGAGAGCGTTCTAGCGGACATCATCGCTGATTTGTCTAAATGGGACAACGTAACCGTTTAAGGACGTAAAGCTATGACACATGGTGATGGTGGTAAAGGATCAGGAAGACGTAAGGAAGACGCAAGTAAGATCCGAGACAATTGGGATCTCATATTTGGACGCAAGAAAGGACAGTCTATGAATGATGAACATGATGAACACGAAGAAACCAATGATGATTACGATGAGGATGGTGGACGTATCTGCCCTGTCTGTCGTGGAGACATGGTAGTTACCGGTACAGGTATGTACTTATTCTGTGACACCTGTGGTCATAGGGAGGAACTAGAGAATGACGACTACTAACCTCAAGGTAGCATCTAAGTTCTTACGTCACACCTCCTGTGAGCACTGTGGTAGCTCTGACGCTAACTCACTCTACGATGATGGACACCAGTACTGCCATGCCTGTAATAACTACGTCTCAGGGGACGGAGATAGTATTACTAGTGTCAGCAGACAAACAACAAAGGTATTTACAATGAAAACAACAGGGGAAGTCAAGGCTATCGTAGACAGAGGTATCTCACGTGAAACCTGTGAGTACTTTGGTGTTACTCAAGCTGATAACAAACACTTTTACCCTTATTTTGATGATACTGGTGCTAAAGTAGCTGAAAAGATACGATCTGTAGAGAACAAGACGTTCTCCATTGCAGGTAATTTCAACAAAGCTACTCTCTTTGGCCAGAATCTCTTTCAAAAAGAGGGGAAGTACATCACCATTGTCGAAGGTGAGCTAGACGCTTTAGCATCATTTCAGATGACAGGATCTAAGTGGCCTACTGTGAGTATCCGTAACGGAGCTTCCGCGGCTGTTAAAGACTGCAAGGCTCAGTATGAGTACTTAGATAGCTTCGAGACTATCGTGATCTGTTTTGACGCTGATGAAGTAGGACAGAAGGCTGCTAAGGAAGTAGCTGAGTTGTTCGGTAACAAGGTAAAGATTCTCAAACACTTAAAGGATTGTAAAGATGCCTGTGACTATCTCTCTAACGGACGAGGAGCTGAATACGTTAATCAATGGTGGAGAGCTGAGTCGTATAAACCAGAAGGCATCGTTACTGTTAGCGACATCATGGAACAACTTCTCGCACCTCCTCAGCAAGGTGTTGATTGGGCGTTCCCTTCACTTACAAAGTTGACCTATGGTCGTCGAAAGGGTGAACTGTATGCCTTTGGTGCTGGCGTAGGTGTAGGTAAGACTGACGTGTTTACACAGCAGATCGCTTATGACTTAGATGTATTGAAAAAGAAAGTAGGAGTGATTTATCTTGAACAGCCTGTGGTCGAAACTGTGCAACGTGTGGCAGGAAAACTCGATAGTCGCCTATATCACATTCCTGATGGTATGTGGACTCGCGATGAGTATGTATCTAGTCTTGATCGGTTGGCAGCTCGCGAACAGCTTTACATGATGGATCACTTCGGTGCTAAAGATTGGAAGACAGTTAAGAGCATCATGAAGTATTTTGCTAAGGTCTATGATGTTGAGCATATCTATCTCGATCACTTAACAGCGTTGATCGCTAATGAGGAAGATGAGCGCAGGGCTTTAGACGGCATCATGGCTGACATGGCCTCACTTGCTCAGTCTGATGGTTTGATTATCCATTTCATTAGTCATTTGACTACGCCTGACGGTAAGCCTCACGAGGAAGGTGGACGTGTGATGGAGAAACACTTCACAGGTTCTCGAGCTATCGCACGTTGGTCACATTTCATGTTTGGCCTTGAACGTAATAAGCAAGACCCTGATGAACGTAAGCGTCAAACAACCACGTTCCGAGTCTTGAAGGATCGTTTCACTGGTCGAGCTACAGCTGAGAAGATTGGGTTGTGGTATGAACGCAACACTGGTTTGCTTTCTGAGTGTGATTTGAACGCTGTAGAAGAACTTTAAATAAGTGTTGACAACTGAAACATTTTCATGTATAGTTCTTGTATTTACACCACAGGAGCTTACATGAAACGTGAACGGTCAGAATACTACAAAGAGTATTATGCAAAGAACAAGGAAAAGAAACTTGCTCGCGGTAAAGTACGTAGTAAGGAATACAGAGAAGAAAATAAAGAAGTTCTAAAACAGAAAAGTAAAGACTATTATGAACAAAACAAAGAACGACTTAAAGAAAAACAGCGAAAGAACAAAGTAGAAAAATACAAGGCTAACCCTGAACAAGAGATGGCAAAACAAAAGCAGTGGAAACTCAATAACATTGAAAGATATTTAGTACAAAGTGCTCGTAGCAGAGCAAAGAAGTACAGCTTACCTTTCGACATTACATATGAAGATGTTATAGTCCCTGAGTTTTGTCCGTATCTTGGAATCAAGTTAGTTCCTTTCTCTGAGTGGTCTTCTCCGTCTTTGGATAAGATTATTCCTGAGTTAGGTTATGTGAAAGGGAACATTCAAGTGATCTCTACAAAGGCAAACACTATGAAAAACAATGCAACACAGGACGAGCTAGTACGCTTTGCTGAAGCTATTCTGAAGATGAACACTGGACGTATGGTTGAAGTCACAATGGAGGAGCTATGATTGAGATGATTATCGTAGGTAGCACAGGTATCGGCTATGCTATAGTCGGGACGCTACAGGGACTCAAGGGTGAGTACTCAAACATGGCTATCTGGATCGGATACGCTATTGCACAGGTTGGTTTATTCTGGAACTTAAAATAATGAAACGTATTGCTATCGACATCGAGACCAATATGGCGCATGACGTCATACATCTCGCTGTCACGCAGGACATTGACACAGGAGAAGTAAGAGTATGGAAAGCTCCAACAGGACTTTGGGACTACTTAAAGGACGCTACGTTGATCGCAGCTCACAACGGAATATCATTCGACTTTCCGATCTTAAACAGGCTCTGGAAGACCAAGATTGGACTGAGGCAAGCATACGACACACTCGTAGTATCAAGGCTGATAG